CTTGTTTCAGATGCTGAAATGTATGGCCACTAAACTGGCCACACGTGCAGCATCCGGTTGGGATCTGTAACCAGGATCCCAACCGTCCAGGTAGCCTTGCGGCAACCTGGACCGACGGACACGTACTCTAGGCGGTTTAGTGCTTCGAGGTACGTAGAATAGTCCGTCGCCGACCGAGGATGGTCCGCCCTGTGAAGGGCAAAAGTATCCTCCGCACGCCAAAGGCATAGCAAATTGCTGACCTCTTTGTGAGAGGGGCACCTTGAGATGCTCTAACGTGAGGTAGGTATACCTCCTCGGACACCCGGCAGTTAATATCCCTTGGTCGGGATTCAACCACTCAGGTACGAGGTGGGCCTTGCCGTCTATGAATGATCGCAGAAGTGCTAGCGTACGATGCATGTGTATGTTTTCACGCGCACCCCATGTTAGCACCTGATTGATCGCGACATAGACGTCGGGTACCGCAGCGACTGACTTCACATAGAAAGGAGTAACATCTACCCCGTTTAGGAAATCACCACCGCAGGACTCGCGAAAGGCACCGTCACAATAAGACTTGTCTAAATTAACGACAAGCCCTGCCTTTATCAAGACATCTACGAAATCGTTATACTCGTGAGTGGGAATTATAATATCGTCCCCAAACACGCAAGTGTTAGACCAGTCGATGAAAAGGCTGGGTCCACCACGCGTACAGCGGTATCCGTAGATAAGGGCTACGATCAGCAACGTCATCAGGGGAAAAGTAAAACCATTCCCCATTGTGCTAATCATATGTAGCTCTACTTGCATGCCATCCTCCCCACCTTTACCATCGGTTGGGATTGTAATTGTGGGCGACCTGAGCTTCATTAACAGGTCAAACCACACACTTGGCATGAGGGCACGCACAAGATCGATACTGATCATATCGCTGGCGGATTTGAGATCAAGGGTAGCTACACTCCCGTCACTCGAACCGCGTTTGGCCATAGCCACATTCTTAGGCTGTTGGTTGCGAATGTCCAATCCGATATGCCGTAAGGCTCCTTCGAGATACATGCCTGCAGCAAGCTGCAGACACATGTTCCCTGAGGGCTCAATGGCAATTGTGCGTTCTGTGTCCTCGTTTTTCGGTACAGTTGTTAGTCGTGAACCTTCAACAACCGTAGTCCCCGAAACTCCTTGCTGGCCATCCCTGGCCACGAAGTAAGGGTTACATCTACGGAGTTTAAGTACCAAAGGTTCGCACAGAGCGGTACAAGTCATATCTTGATAAATCTTTTCAGCGGCATGTGTGCCCTTAACGCCATTGCTGGCGCCGGGACCAAACCGCCAATTCGATAACAGATATGACATCTCGAGTGGCTGCTGTATGGCCAACTCATCCCAGGAAGAAGTAAAACGCTCTAAAACAGTAGTAATGAAATAACGAGCGTTCGACAAGATCCTTGGATCGGTAGCAAGAGAAGGAGGGTTGCTCTTTTGGAGCTCTCCAACTTTTTGATTCACCGCCAGGAAATCGGCGATAGCCTTGCCCCGAAGATCTTCTCTAAGGAAGCGTGCTCTTTTACGAGCACGTTGTACCTGACGAGAGACCCCTGCTGCTTGGGGCCCCTTATCAAGAAGCTCTTCTAACATCGTGTTGAATAAGGCAGAAAGCCTTTCTTCATTACGATCTTGGACGTTACTTTTACTCACAGGATAACTCCCGATGATTATAACGGTTTAATCAAGAAAAGACCTGGGAAGACTATTTACTAGTCTTCTTCACCGACGTTACCGCAGGAGACTCCGTTTCTGAGGTCTCCAAGGTAACAACGATGGGTGCAGTCTTCGCAGCGTTCGCTCGAATCTGAGCTACAGCGAGGGCAAGAGGATCCGTTAACACGGCCGGAGCATTCGCGATGATTACAAGCGCGACTGCAACAGCGATGAAAGCGGGACCAACCTTCCCCCAGCTCAAAGAACACCTGTCAACACAGTTACCGAAAAACCGCTCGCTTGTTCCCAACCAATGCCGAAGTGGCAACTGATCATGGCGCGAATTTCTTCCGGTTCGTAAGTGTCAACACCAGCCGGGCACTCAATGATCGTAGTGATCTTTGGCACCATGATACTTTGGTTCACGGCTGGGGCGGCTCCTTTACGTGTGATGAACTTGTACACGTTCAGAGGCACGTTCTTGATAACTCCCGTTACGGGATTAGCCTGCGGCAACGTCCTAAGGATTGGAGGCCGATAGAATGTGGTAGTAAACGGCTTACTAACGCTGTTTATATCCACACTCGTCTGAGTCCCACCGAGGGCACTAATGGCATATTGTTTGCCATTAATGTTCGGCGCGGTATCCAAAGTGAGCGTATAAGTCGGGGATGTTAATCCCGTAACTACCGCTCCTGTAGCAGGTGATGCTGGTGCAAAAGCCATGGATGGCTCCATTTCTAGGTTAAAGTGGATCATCTAGGTCACATTCTGAAGAGGTCAATCCTCAGAGGTTGGGGCCGCGACGACCAGCTAACACAGAGGCTAAGTTTAAGAGCTTAGTAACTCCATGCGCAGCGATTTCGTCCGCACTTTTGATGCGAAGTGACCGCGTAGGAAGAACAGGGGCTTGTTTTTCACGAGTGAAGAGATTATAACGCATTACGCTGGCACTTCCTGAGTAATCCGCCTTAGTACCGTCGGTCAGGAAGAGTTTTACGCTAGCGGTAGTCTCACTCTGGTATTTGTAACTTTTCGAGAGGAACTTCACCGTTCCCGGCAAAGTATAGAATACATCCTCAAGAAAGCCACCTACAGTAGTAAAGTAATCGACCGCCCAGCTATAAGGGGTTAATTCCCAAAGAATACTTGGAAGTTGACCGATCTTAAGGCCGAGGTGATCAGCTACGCTGTAGTTCGAGCCAGCACGGACATTTATGTCCACACCGGCTACATACCGAATACCTTGCGTATGACGCGCACTACGGTACCAACCGTAAGCAGCATCCTGCGCAATATAAGTCGAAGAACCTGTATCTACGGTTCCCGAGTGGTATTCACGACTCGCTGTACCACTTATAACTATCCGGCGATCCTGTCTTGTGACGTAATGCAAGATAGAATCAGCAGCTGACTGGATATCTTTGAGAAGAGGATTAACCCCGAACCCAAAACCCAGCCAGATGTTGCCAGCTAGTTTAGCGATACTTTTGCCCTTGGAATGCTTGGCGGCTAACATTGCTTTAAGCGTATCCATACCTAGGCCGTTAATCTGCCGTACAAGACGGTGGATTTCACGACTTTCGGCAAGGGGCGGCCCTAGCTCTGCGTTACCGACTTTGCCCTTGAGACGATTCTTGAGCCTACTAATGGCCTGGTCATTTAGGTCAACAGTAGACATCTCGTTTCGTATATAACCCCCATCAAGAGTACCATATCCCCGAGAGAAATTGTTAGCTCCCTCGGTTGTGATACTATATCGTGTGGGTTTGAGTTTAAAACGTTCAGTCGAGTAATTCGACGTAGCGTCTCCTCCTTGGGCAATTGTAACTCTCCAGTCCGGGTTTCTAGTACCATTTCCATACCCATTGTAGGTATAGTCCGTTCGGGCGTCAATCAATTTAGCCGTATAAACTTTTGTGGGTTTATACAGGTTATCTGCTTGACGGTTCCCGTTGAACTGTTCCTTATAGGTACGGTTATAGGCACCTGTACGCGGAGCGAAAGACTTTGCTCTACGCATTCGGAGTTTCGGATAAAATACTGGCTGATGTATGGCCATATCCTAGCTCCTATGAAATGGCTGTTGAGTTAAGGTACGGAGGAATCCGTGCCTAAAAGGGACCCTTTAAGTTTGCAGTGGCAGATAATCCTACTTAGGAGTTAGGGTTGGCTTTCGCCAGCTTGCCCTCGGTGGTATAACTATCTGATGAAACACATCACTCGCGCGTTACAGCGCTCCAGACCGAGTTAATGGTCAGGAACTGATGTGCAATCCACGCAAACATCCAACTTCCACTAATCCGTTACCTCCATACCAAGCTAGGGTGACTAATCCTAACGAGGCGCAGGTAAACGTTTAAGTTCCGATTGTCCTTAACATGTTTTCAGGACAAAAGGTTCACACCGTCAGGTGTGGGAAGTTGGAGGAGGGGTCCCTTT